AAAACAAACAGGTAAATCATTAAACATTAAAAATTAATATGAAAAAAACAATTAAATGCATAGGATGCTTCATTCGTATAGGAAGTATTTTAGAACACATTATAGGGTTAGTAACTCTTGGATGGGGAAAACATACGGCAAGTTGGGTTGCAAGGAAATTAGGATACTCTAATTGCGGTTGTGATAGACGCAGAGTATATCTTAATCAATTAACATGTAAAAGTTATTCAGAAACAATTAGTATATTATAAATTAAAAACAAATGCAAACAACAAAAGCAACATTAGACGGAACATTCGGTTACAAAGTAGAGACATTAGAAATAGATGAGAATGCAGTTTATATGGTAGACTGGTCAAAGATGCAATCAGTAAACGATATGATTTTAATCCTAGCAAGTATGGCAATTGGATTTCCAGGCAACCATCCTAACATTGAACAATTAAAACCATTCTTAAATCTACAAACACCTATTAAAAGAGAACCTCAACAAAAAGAAGTTGCATTACCTAAACTAAAAAAGATTAAGTAATATGAATGACTTAAATGAAAAAGAGTTAGAAGAACTAAAAGGTATATTAAGTCAAATTACGACTAGATTGCCAGAAGATAAGGCACATTATGTTTGGAATACATTCAATCATATAAGAAGTGAAAGAGAACCAATGCCGTGTATGTGTGGCAGTAGTGGAGCACATTGGAAAAGAGCAGTTGACTTTCTTCATGATTATGTAAAGAATAAGTAAATGATAGATTCAGGTAGTATACAATACAATGAATGTAAAGAAAGGTTAACCAATCTATATCTGGATTCTAATCATTGGTTAATTAAACATGCAATAAAGATTTCCAAAAATAGAGAAGAAGGTGAAGATTTAGTACAAGAACTCTATGAGTATTTACATAAGAAGTGTAATCCAAAGATATTCTGGGGCAATGCATACAATATGTTTTATTGTTATCGTTTTTTAGAAAGCAGATGGATTAATAAGACAAAGAAATTGAATAGAGTTGTATACAAAGAAGAGATGCCTGAAGAAGTAATGGAAGAGGAATACGATATCGATAGAGATTTGCAATTGCAGAATGCACATGAAGAAGTAATGAATGAATTACATAAGTTAAAAGTAACAAGAATGTGGCCGCAAGCCCGTATCTTTGAACTATATTGGTTATCGGACAAAACTCTTGATGAAGTAGCAAATGATATAAAGATAAGTAAGTCAACAGTATTCCTTTCAGTTAAGAAAATAAGAAAGTATTTAGAAAGTACATTAGACAATCCATTTAATAAGTAAGTTATGGCAGGAGGATTATGGGCAAGAAAGTTTGACAGAAAGAATGGTGAGACTAGACAATGTAATTATTGTGGTGATACATTCCATGCAAAGAAACCTATATGGAAATGTACTAAGTGTGTTAATGCAGCACAAAAAATAATTGAAACTGCAAAGAGAGCAAGAACTCCAAAGAAACAACAATACCCGTTTGACAATTATGGTAATGAAGCAGGTGCAAGATTTTGTACAATAAGAACTGCACTGAGTAATGCATGGAAAGAGTATAAGAAAACAGGAGATAAGTCTCATGTTATTGCACACTATAATAAACAATTGAAGGAAATAAAAGATAATGGTATATGGCAATGGATATGGGATAGAAGAGATGACGAAACTCTAAAAGAAAATCGACCAAAGACAAGGAATATGATTGAAAAGGAAGTGCCTGATACAAGAGGATGGTATGAAGAGTAGAATAGATTATAATTATGCTCACTTTAACTTTGATTGGACATGGATTAAAGATAAAGAATTAGTTATGAAAGGTGACCAATACGCAGGTATGTTAATTATATTAGATGATAGAGGTAGAGCAGTTGGAATGTATGCATACGAATTAATAAGTGATTATGAAGAAGAACAATAAGGAAATAATCGTATTAATGACTGTATACATCCTCGCCATTGGATTATTATTGTTATGGAGTATGTTTGTATCGCTTTAACTACAAATGACGCATATGAGTGTTTTAATAGTATATAAATCGAATAAATAACGGGCAATAAACGAATATGGCAAAGTTTGAAGTAGGAAATAAATTAGGTGGAAGAAAGGTTGGTTCTCTTAATAGGAGTACCGAACAGGCTAAACTTGCAATCGCTAGACTTGCTAATCAGGGGTTAAATAATATTACCGAGGATTTTGAAAAGATAAGAAAAGAAAATCCAATCGAAGCAGCAAAGCTTTATCTGAAATTATTAGAATACATTGTGCCGAAGAAAACAAGTATGGAGATTAGTGGAGAGATAGACCATAGAATACAGCAAGTAAGTATTAATATAAACAGAGCAGATAGTGAACATAGAGATTAACACTACAATTACATTTGAACATCTATTAGATAGTAAGCATAGAGTTACACATCACATTGGAGGAACTCGTAGTGGTAAAACATTTGGTATCTTGCAGTATGTTATCGTAGAAGCATTGAAATCACCACAAACCATTACTATTGTTAGAAGAACTATTCCCTCACTCAAGCGAACAGTTATAAAAGATTTTGTTGACATACTAAAAGGATTAGGTGTGTTCAATGAAGATAGCTGGAATGTAAGTGATAGAACTTATAAGTTGCAAGATAGTTCAATTCAGTTTATTAATTCAGATGACCCTGAGAAGTTAAGAGGTTTAAAATCAGATATTCTATTCATTGACGAAGCAAGTGAAATAGATGAAGAAAGTTATTTTCAGCTAAGTATTAGAACAACAGGTAAGATAATACTGGCATATAACCCTACGGTGTCACCTTATCATTGGTTAAGACAGATGCAGGATTGTGAACGATATACAACTAACTATGCTGATAATCCGTATATCTCCAAAGAAATGGTTAAAGCAATTGAGGATTTACAACATACGAATGAAAAGAAATGGAAAATATATGGAAAGGGTGAGTTTGCTCCAAATGATAAAGCAATTTTTCAATTTGAGTTATGTGGTGAGTATGACGCTGACTTTGTGGGTTTTGGGCTTGACTTTGGGTTTAGTAGCGACCCCACTGCTCTTTGTGCTGTTTATAAAAGTGGTGATAAAATCTTTTTGGAAGAGTTACTTTACGAAAGAGGTTTAGTAACAAACGACATAATAAATAAATTAAGAGAGTTAGATATCAGTAAGAGTGAAGAGATATGGGCAGATAGTGCAGAACCGAGATTAATAGAAGAGTTATATAGAAGTGGATTTAATATTAAGCCTGTTGTAAAAGGAAAGGATAGTATTAAGTTTGGTATAGGTGTAATGCAGAATCATAAGATATTCATACATAACAAATCACAGAACTTAATCAATGAGATGTATGCTTATCAATATGCAACTGACAAATACGGATATACAACCGATAACCCTGAAGGTGGATTAGACCACTTAATAGATGCAGCAAGGTATTGTTGTATGATGAAGTTATCACAGAAAGCACAAAAGAAAGGAACATATGCAATATCAATTGGACAATACAAATACTAATCAAAACCTCTGGAATGAAGAGGAAATCAAAGAGCTAATACTCTATGCTAAGAGTTTACAGCAGGAAAATGAGGATTTACAGGCAAAAATGATTATGATGCAAGCAAAGTTGAATAACGAAGAAGCAAAGACAAAAAAATTAAGTAACATAATAAAATTATTATATGGTCAAGGAAATAACCCTTACGGTTCCAACTGATTGGAGTGGTGTAAGTTTAAAGAAGTATCTAACCCTGCAAAAGGATATGAAGAACTATGGTGATGACGAAGAAGCACAAACTGCTTTGATGTTATCTCACTTATGTGGATTAAACGCTGAATACATTAACTCATTATCTATTGAGGATTACAACACAGTAAGACTTGCATTAGAAGGATTTGTAAACAATACAGAATACCCCTTGCAGAAAATAATTAAGATAGACGGCAAGGAATATGGATTTGAACCTAACCTATCACAGATGACATATGGTGCGTATGTGGATATTAGTAAGTTTGGACAACTAACTATTGATGATAACTGGCCAAAGATAATGTCTATACTATACAGGCCTATCACAGATAAGAAAGGTGATATGTATTCGATAGAGC